TTTTCAGTCCAGAAGGCAAGCACATGTCTGATTCTGATTACCACACCGATGACATGTCAGATGCCAATGACACCGCAAAAGGTCAACTTGGACGCTTCAAAAAAGGTGGCGTTGCACGTAAGGCCGACGGCGGTAGCATGGATGATCAGCAGATGCCAATGCGCGATATGAGTGGTGGACAATACGACAAAATCGTAAACAATCCACAGGCAGATCAGATGGGTGTTGCAAACTCCATTCGTAATGCACCGGGTGACGCAATGAGCGCGATAATGCGTTTGTTAGGTAAGCGTCCAACTGGAAATGCAGGACGGGGGATGGTAAACCCACCGATGTCTCGGAAAAGTGGCGGTCGCGCCAAGTGCTAATAGAGTGGGGGCTTCGGCCCCCGCTTTTCTACAGAATGGGTGAAATATGTCACAAATCGTTTCTTACACAGGCCCAACAAGCCAAACAGATAATCAACTACGCACCCAGACGTCATCGCGTTCTGCCGCGTATGATCCAGTAGATAAGTTGCGTGTGTCTACACCGCAAGCACTGATTGATACCGACTTTGAGTACGGCCAACAGCCTACCAAGTGGGAGTCCATCAACCTGCAAAACAATCGTCAGGGTGCGTATTACATCCCCCAGATTTCCAGCATCATCACCAACTCTGCTTCAAATCTTGGTATTCAGACCACAAGCGGGAGTCGCACGGTTAGAGTTAGTATGCCCACCACAGGCGGTACAGCGGCATACACTGCTAACGTAACCCCAATCTTTATCCAAGGCTCTACAAACCCCAACATCAATGGTTGGTGGTTAGTAAATGCCGTAAGTGCTGGTAGCTATGTAGAGTTCTTGATTGACGCCAACGCTACTGCGACTACAAACACCTATAACCCCGGTAAAACGTATGTGTACCCCGGTTATTTTTACAGCAACTGCGGATTCCGAGTTGGTGCAAACTGCATCACTGCAAGTGCAACCACAACTCCACTTTGCACAACCACCTATGCTCATGGATTGAATGTAGGTGACTACGTTTACATGACTGGTTTTGCAGGTGATGTAAACGTAAATGGTGCATGGATTGTTGCCACAGTTCCAACTGCAAGCACGTTCACTTTCACGACTTCGGTAGCGGTCACCAGCCCAACAAACAGCGCAGGTCAACTAAATGTTTACATGCGTCCTGCTGGATGGGTTGAGTCTCGTCCATACGACGGTGGTGTTGCATTTTCTGCTGGCGGTACGATTACCAACCAACAGTTGATCCGTCAGACCCGTCGCTACTTCCGCTACCAGTCTGGTAAGGGTATCCAGTTCTCTACCGGCTCTTCGCTGCAACCAACGCTGTTCCAAGCTGTTTTGACCGCTTCTGGAACCACTGTGACGGTTACAACGTCTGCGCCACATAACTTGGCTATTGGTACAACCATTCAAGTATCTGGTGCTACTCCAACTCAGTACAACGGTACGTTTGTAATTGGTAGCGGTGGTTTTACAAGGACTACTTTTCAGTATTCAACCACTGTAATTAACACCCCTCCTTCGACACCTGCTACTGGTAACTCAATTCGAGTTAACCCAACAATCTGGTACGGCGCTCAAAACTCGGTTGGCATCTTTGATCAGCAAAATGGAATTTTCTTTCAATATGATGGTCAACAACTATACGCAGTGGTTCGTTCATCGACTATCCAAACGTCTGGTTATGTTCAGGTAACGCAAGGTAATGCAACGGTTACTGGTGTTGGTACAAACTTTACAACAGCGTTTGTGCCCGGTCAGTTTGCTGTTATTCGCGGTCAGTCATACCGTGTTATTGCTATTGCAAGCGATACATCATTGACCATTGCGCCTGAGTATCGCGGTAATTCATATGATTCAACCAACTCGCCAAATGGCGGTTACATCATGTCTGTCACGACAGATACAAAGTATGCGCGTTCGACGTGGTTTGATCCTATGGACGGCACCGGCCCATCAGGGTACAACCTTGATCTGAGCCGCATGCAGATGTTCTACATCGACTACTCTTGGTACGGTGCTGGATCTATTCGTTGGGGCTTCCGTGGCAAGGATGGCGCTGTAACGTACTGCAATCAAGTACAGAACAACAACGTCCAATACGAAGCCTTTATGCGCTCTGGTAACTTGCCAGCGCACTATGAGTCTAGTGGTTTGACTCCTACGACTTATCTGACGGCCTCAATTACTACTGGCTCTACCACTATTCCAGTGGCTGATACTTCATTGTTCAACACAAGCGGTACAGCCAAAATTACTGGAAGCGGAGCCGCTGGTGTTGTTGAGTACGTTACCTACACGGGTAAGACTTCCACCTCGTTGACTGGATGCACTCGTGGCGCAACTGGCGGTTCAGCAGCAACGGCGTTTACCTACAGCGCAACAGCTTTTGTAACTGTTGAATATGCTACCCAAGACTCTGTGCCTTCAATCTCGCATTGGGGCTCGTCGGTCATCATGGACGGCCAGTTCAACGACGACAAGTCGCTGATTTTTAACTACGGCATGACGTCATTCTTGACTATTGCAGCCGCTGGCTCTTACGCTTTGATGGCAATCCGTATTGCTCCATCGGTGGACAATGGAAGTACAGACACATTGGGCTTGAAAGAAACCATCAACCGCATGCAGTTGCAGTTGGACTCGGTGTCCATCATCTCTACTGCCAACGTGTTGGTGAACTTGGTATTGAATGGTCGTATTGCTGCCGCATTCTCTGGCACTGGTTCTGTTGCATCATTTACTTCACCTCTACAGCTTTCTGGTGGATTTACGTCCTCGCTGGCACAAATTGCGGTCAATGGATCATCTGGAACGGCCTCAACCATTACAGGCGGAGAATCACTGGCGGCGCTGTATGTGCCTGCTGGTGTGAACACATTGGACTTGGCAAACGCGCGTGACTTGGGCAACTCAATTTTGGGTGGTGGTGTAAACAACACCGTGCCAACAACTCAAGCTGGTTTGTACCCAGACGGCCCAGATGTTCTGTACGTTGTTGTAACCACAACAACTGCGGCAAACGTCCAAGCTCGTCTGTCTTGGAAAGAGGCACAGGCTTGATATGCCAAGCAAGTCACCAGCCCAACATCGTCTGATGGAGGCAGCCGCCCACACAAAGGGCGGTTTCGGTGGCGTGCCACAAAGTGTCGGCAAAGAGTTTGTTTCTGCCGACAAAATGAAACGTGGCGGGCTTTACGCAAACATCCACGCCAAGCAGGAGCGGATTGCACACGGATCGAAAGAGAAGATGCGCAAACCCGGCTCCAAGGGCGCACCGACCGCCGATGCCTTCAAGCAGTCTGCAAAGACCGCCAAGATGAAGGAAGGCGGCGTCTCCTTGGCCGTTGGCCGTGGTGAAAAGCTGTCAACAAAAGCAGGCGCAGGGCTTACGGCAAAAGGACGCGCCAAGTACAATCGGGAAACAGGATCACACCTGAAGGCTCCCCAGCCCCAAGGCGGTGGTCGCAAAGACTCATTCTGTGCCCGCATGAGCGGTGTGGTAGAGCATTCCAAAGGTGACGCACCCCGTGCTAAGGCTTCATTAAAACGCTGGGACTGCCCCGGCTGGTAAAGGAAACATCATGGCACAAGCTCAAGACAAAACTGATGCTCTTAGCGAGGACATGGCTCCAATTGCAGTTGCAAATAGTGGCGATGGTAGTCGTGGGGTTGGTGGTGGCGGAGTACAGCGACAGGCACTGAGCATTGCTCCCGGCGACTATGCCCCTGCAATTGATACTGGCTACACGCCAGAACGCGAAAAGTTTGACAAAGCAATTAACTATGCCAAAGAGAGCATGTACGTCAATCCTGCTGATAACCAGATGTACAGCAAAGAACGCGGGCTTGGGCCATCAATAAACGCTGCACGACTTGATCAACGAGGCATAGATGTGCCTGCATTGGTTGGCAAAATGGGCCGTAAAGACGGTGGATCTATTAAGAACTACACCGATAAATCAGGTCGCATTGATCTCAAAAGCTGCGGAGTGTCTACGGCGTCCAAAGGCAAATCTAATTCTTGCTGGTAAAAATTATGGCCAAAGTTAAAAAATTTGCAAACGGTGGCGCTCTTTCTGACATCGTTGGAACAGCGTCCAAAATTACGGCGCCCCCCGGCGATAACTCTGCTGCGCCAAGCTCGGTGCCGTTGAGCTATGGCGGAAGCGGAAAGACCGATGGCATGTCCGCCGACAACCCCGGCATGGACCAGACCCAAAAAGACATCAATTTTGCATCCATGGGCATGAAAAATGGTGGTGAGCCTGAATACAAAAAGGGTGGCAAGGTCACTACCCGGCGTGTTTCCAGTGGCGTAAAGTCCAAAAAGTCTCCTACTTGGTAATCAGCTATGGCGTACTCAGGAACTGTTGGCCAAACCGTAATCACGGTCCAAAACCTCATTGACCACGGCGCTCGTCGGTCTGGGAAGCTGGCCGAGGAGCTGACCGTGGAGCAGGTGCAGGCAGCCAAGGAGTCTCTGTTTTACATTCTGAGCAACCTGATCAATCAGGGCATCCAGTATTTCGCCATCAAGAAGACCGTCATTGGCCTCCAGCCAAACCAGTACGAGTACCTGTTGCCCGTGGGCGGTAACGACGTCCTGAACGCCCTGTATCGTCAAATGACGCAGCCTGTGGGCACGTATACGTCCTCCGCCGGGGGTGTAACGGCCAACGTGGCTGACGACGACACAACAACATACTGCCAGCAATCCAGCGCAAACGGCAACATAGTGGTCAACTACGGCGCCTCAAACCCGCAGTACATTGGCTCTATTGGCCTGATGCCCTACGTTTCTGGAGGCGGATCGGCCACTTGGAGCTACTACTACCAGTCGTCTTCGGATAACGTAAATTGGACCACCCTGTACACCGCCACGGGCGTTACAGTGACCGATGGCCAATGGATATGGCAAGACCTTGACCCGGGCGCCAACGTCGCCTATTACCGCATCCAAGCCTTTGGCGGCACCACGCTGGCCATCCGCGAGTGGTACTTGGGGGTTAACTCCACCGAGATCACCATGTCTCGCCTGAACCGCGACGACTACACCAACCTGCCAAACAAGAACTTCACGGCCAACCAGCCCTTCCAGTTCTGGCTGAATCGCACGATCCCCCAAGCCACCATCACTTTGTGGCCAACACCCCAGAGCGCCTTCTACCAGATGACGGTGTGGTACTCGGCCTATGTGCAGGACGTGGGCGCCCTGAGCGGCCAGTTGGCCATCCCAGATCGTTGGCTCATGGCCATCCAGAACATGCTGGCCCACCAGATGGCGCAAGAGCTACCCGGCGTTGATATTGGGCGCATCCAGTATCTGGAAGGCCAAGCCGAGAAATACTTCAACATGGCCGAGCAAGAAGAGCGAGACAAGTCACCGATCATGTTTGCGCCAAACATTTCGGTTTACACGAGGTAGTGTCATGCCTCGTTTCCTAAACACGCTTGGCAACTCCGACATCGCAATATTTGTGTGTGATCGGTGCAAGATGAAGCGCCCGCACTCGGAGGCAAGAAACGACCCCAACTTTCCCGGTTTATTGGTCTGCGGACAGGGCTGTGCTGATCAAATTGACCCCTATAGACTTGCCGCAAGACAGACCGAAAGAATTACAATTAGGTTCCCACGCCCCGATCAGCCGCTTGATCAATTTACTGACCAATCGCCCGAGTATCACGGTAAGTATGGACCATAGAGGATAACCATGGCAGCAACGAATTACACGCCAATTTCGCTCTACTACAGTAGCACAGCCACAAATGTACCGTTGGCTGCTAATTTAGCCAATGGTGAGCTTGGTCTAAATATCGCTGACATGAAGCTGTATGCCAAGAATAGCTCTGGCGTGGTGACCTTATTGGCCTCCAACTCTGGAGCATCGGCTACGGTATCCAGCGTTGCGGTATCTGGTGGTACAACGGGTTTAACAACCTCTGGAGGCCCAATCACCACCTCGGGCACCATTACCCTTGCCGGGACGCTGATCGCGGCAAATGGCGGCACTGGGTTCGCTTCGTACACCACTGGTGACATGTTGTACGCCTCGGGTGCTACAACGATCAGCAAGCTATCTCTGGGCACCACCAATTATGTCCTGACTGCTGGAGCTTCTGGCCCGCAGTATGTTGCCCAGAGTACGTTGGCGGCAGGTTCGGCGACCACGGCAACCAATCTTTCTGGTGGCATTGCAAACCAAATTCCTTACCAAACAGGCGCTGGAGCAACCAGTTTTATCACCGCTCCCAGCACTGCGGGGTATGTCTTGGGTTGGACGGGGTCGGCGTTTTCTTGGGTTAATGCCCCTGCGGCCACCTCTGCAACCAACCTTTCTGGCGGTTCGGCTGGCGTTGTGCCGTATCAAACTGGATCAGGCGCCACGTCATTTACTGCTGTTGGCACCTCGGGTCAGGCGCTTATTTCCGCAGGCACAGGAACACCGGCCTTTGGCACATTGGGTATTTCTGGTGGCGGCACGAATAGTACGGCTACTGCCACGGCGGGTGGAATTGCGTATGGAACAGGCACCGCCTTTGCATTTACGGTTGCTGGAACCGCAGGTCAGGTTCTGACATCCAATGGTGCTGGAGCGCCAACATGGTCGGCAGGTGGTAGCAACGCCTATACCCGTACCGCATACACTGCCACGTCAGGCCAAACCAGCTTTGCTGTAACGTATACCGTAGGGTATGTTGAAGTGTATTTAAATGGCGTTTTATTAACCGCCTCAGACTACACTGCTACTAATGGCACAACTGTAGTCTTGACAATCGGTGCGACATTAAACGACATTGTTGAGTTTATTGCTTTTAACACCACGCCAATCAGTAATACCACCGCAAACAACTTGCTTGCTGGCACGGCAGGTCAAGTTATTTACCAGAGCGCCCCCAACACCACAGCCTTTTCGGGGCCGGGAACCACTGGTCAGGCGCTGATCTCCAACGCTTCTAGCGGGCCTACGTTTGGAACCCTAGGCATTGCTGGAGGTGGTACAGGACTTACCAGCACACCGGCAAATGGCGCCTTGGACATCGGCAATGGAACTGGGTTTACCCGTACAACCTTGACTGCTGGTACTGGTATTACAGTGACCAACGCTGCTGGTTCCATAACCATTTCAGGCTCGCCGGTTGTTGCCAGCCCTTTAACATTAAGTGCTAGTGCTAATCTTACAATGGCGATAAGTTCGTCTCAAAGTGCCTATATTACTAGTAAAATTATTACGTTAGATGCTAATCGTGAGTTAGTAATTTATAATACTTTTCTTTTATCAGATACAATTTCTGCTTTTGTTTACAACTCAAGTACAAATACATTTGGAGCAGCAGCAACCATTAGAGCAACAGCTTCTGTTATGGGAGCAGTTTTAGTTTCTACTGATAAAGTTCTTGTCGTATCAATGGGGTCAAGTGGAACAACTCTTGAAGCTGTAACTCTTTCAATCAGTACAAACACAATTACTGTTAATACTGCTGCAACAGCAACACTTGCAGGTGTTTTAGCAGGTTTGAGTGGTACTGGTTACTATGGTTCTTTTGTAACTGTAGGCACTTCTTTTGTCTTGTCTTATGGAAGAGCCACAAACGTAACGGCTCTCAGGGCATTTACAGTATCTGGAACTACAGTAACTATTGGTAGTGAATCTACACTTACACCAGCTACAGATAATGCAGCAGCATTATTTTCAATCTCTTCTTCTGTTGTATTGGCTTTAAGTTCATCAGCAACTGTTTTTTATGCTACACCATACACAGTGTCTGGAACAACTTTGACAGTTGGAACTGGGGCAACAACAACATTAACTGGTCAATTTTATATCCCTGCTGGTGTTTTCCAATCAGGTCAAATTGGTGTTTTGTTTTTTAACGGCACTATTTTTGGAGGTATTATTTCCGTATCTGGAACTACTGCCACAATTAGTTCAACGCAAGTTTGGAGTTCTGGAGCAGCTCTTACTGCTAATAATAATTACACTGCTATTATTGGCGACAAAATGTTATGTTATTACTCTGCGGCTACTAATCTCAGCCTAGTAAATGTTTTAACAAATACAAGCGGAACAGCATCAGCAGGAACAGAAATTGCAGGCGGCTCTGCTAGTAATGCAACCAGCCAGCTTGGATATATCAATGGAACTATTCTTAGTTTTGGATTAAATATTCCACTTAAATATTCAATAAGTGGAAGCAATGCCATTGAAACTATTGTTGATACATATTATGCACAAGCATCAGCATCAACATTTGATTTACTGAATAATCTTGGAACTAGAATATGGACTGGCTCTAGCTACATAAGTCCTTTTATATTACGTTCTGCCACAAAAACTTTGGCGCCTTTTGCTGCAAACTCTGTATACATGAATTCAGATGGAACATTGACACCAACAGTAGCAAAAGTATTTGGGAATTCAACTTCAATTATTGGGAATGAAACTAATGTTTGTTGGTTTATTAATTATAGAAGCGCAACCACAGTAACAGCTTTAAAGGTAACACTATCATGAGCATCCCACGTAACCTATCTATCCTTGCTGACAACGTCAACTCGTCTGGCGTACTGGGCGTATCAGGTGGCGGCACTAACTCCACGGCTACTCCAACAGCAGGCACTATCGCGTACGGTACTGGGACTGCTATTGCATACAGTGCTGTTGGTACTTCTGGTCAAGTTCTAACCTCGGCTGGTGCGTCAACGCCAACTTGGACAACTATAACTGGGGCCGCACAACCGTTTGTCACTCAATTTACTGGCGGGAATACCCCGCCAAAAATGCAATCTTCAGGCTTTGGCTTAATTTAAGGAGCAACTATGTCAACTTCAGCACAATACGCAGCGACCCCCAAAGTGGGGTCGGCAACTCTAACAACGGCAGACACATCACTGACTGCGCCAACAACAGTCGGAACAATTATTACGGCTGGCTCATCTGGTACTCGTATTGACTACATTGAAGTTCAAGGTGTGGCTACGACAGTGGCGGGGCTTGTAAATCTGTTTATTTATGATGGCACAAACTACATTTTGTGGCAGCAAGTGCCAATACAGGCAGTTACTTCAAGCACAACAGTGCCCGCATATGTGGCTAATTTATCATCCACCAGCAACGCAAACATAATGCCGTTGACATTGCCAACAGGGTATTCACTGCGTGCTACTACATCGGTAGCGCAGACTGGAGTTCGAGTAACTGCTTATGGAGGTGACTTCTAATGAACCAAGGTATGTACGGCTATGGGTTGCCGCCGAATTATGCAACCCGTGTGGCTCCACCAAAGTGGACAACTGTTAAAAGAATAGTTGCAACAACTTCTACGGAAGTAGTTCCGCAAAACGTCTATCAAATAGGCGTTGCAGTATTTGGTGGCGGGGGTAATAGCGCGTCTGCTGGTGCTGGTGCAGGTGGTGGCGGTGGCGGGTTTGCTTTTGGCATTGTTGATGTAATACCGGGTCAAACTTTGCCGACAATAACAATCGGAGCTGCATCTGGGACATCATCGTTTGGCACTTTGTTGACGGCAACGGGTGGAACTGCCGGTAGTGGCACAACCCCCGGAACTGGCGGTTCTGGTACGGCATCTGTCACATTGCGCGGGGCTTTAACTTACTCTGGCGGTAGTGGTGGTAATGCTACAACAGGTGGCACTAGCGGTGGCGGTGGTGCTGGCTCATTTTACGGGACTGGCGGGGCGGGCGGTGCTTCTACAGACGTTAACAGCTCAAGGGGGGGTGGTGGTGGAATGGGAGGCGCCGGTGGAGCAAGTAGTATTGATTCCGGGGGCGCCGGTGGTGGTGGAGCAGGAGTCGGAAACAAAGGTGGAACTACAAGTACAGCTACTTCTAGTGGCGGAGGTGGCGGGACAGGCTTACCCGGGAGCAACGGAAGTGCAAGCGCAACCATCGGGGGTGCTGGCGGCTTAGGATTGGGCGCTATCGGTGGGGCTGCGGGTGTTAGTGGGGCTGGCGGTGCTGGGTCTAGTCAAGCAACGAGTGAAAACATTTTTATTCAATTATTGTACGGAACTTTAAATGGTTCTGGTGGTGGCGGCGCTGGCGCTTCTAATAGTGGCGGCAATGGTGGTATGGGTGGCGGTGGCGGTGGTGGTCACTCAACTAACACTTCGTCTCGTGGCGGCGATGGCGGGTTTGGTGGCGGTGGCGGCGCTGGTTATATAGGCGGCAATGGCGGGTTTGGCGGCGGTGGCGGCGGCAACAATAATGGTGGCGGTTCAGGTGGCGTTGCCGGTGGCGGTGGCGCGGGTGCTGCTAGTCAAGGTACTGGTGGAGTTGGCGCTGTCATTCTCTATTACACAGAGGGATACTAATCATGAAATACGCATGGATCGAAAACGACAAAGTTCGTGATGTTGCTCATAGCGACCCCGAAGAAATCTACCACCCTGATGTTGCCAAGTTTTATGACACCCAAGTGCCTGATGATGCTGTTAATGGCGATGGTTGGGTGAATGGTGTTTTGGTAAAGCCAGAGCCTGCACCTGCACCTACGTCGCCTGCCCGCACTTGGTCGTCAAATGACGTTCGTAAGAATTTGTCTTTGGCGGAGCGCGTCAAGTGGGATTCTGAATCAAGCGACTATGTAAAAACCGCCAAGATTGAATTTGACAACGCCCCACAAGTAGATCACACGACTGAGGTGTTGCAAATGCTTGTTGACGCTGGCGACATCACGCAGGCGTCTATGGCAAAAATATTGGCATAAGGACATCACATGCAATTGCAATTACCAATTGAGCTAGTCAACCAAATCCTTGGTTATCTTGGAGCACGCCCCTACCAAGAGGTGTATGCTTTAATCCAAGGTATCCAAGAGGCCGCCAAGCCCCCAACAGACGTAATTCCGCAAGAGTTACCTCAATCCGATTGAGGGAAAATTATGAGCGGAGAGATCGACCCAGTTAAGTACGGCGTGCTCTGGCAAAAAGTCCAAGACCTCGACAAAAAGGTGGACAAGCTAGAGTCTGGAATGGAGGAGCTATTGGCCCTTGCCAATCAAGGCCGTGGTGGCTTATGGGTTGGCATGGCCATTATTTCGGCGGTCTCTACTGTCATCGGCTACCTAACGCATTGGATGCACAAGGGATAGTCTGTGCTAAATGCGCTTGCTTCTCTTAATCTTTTTGATGCTGATCACAGTGTCAGCGGCAGAGGACAGGCTAATCCTTTCAGCAACGCCGCCAGAGAAGCAGGAGAAGCCCAAACCAAAACCGGGTTGCTCGATACAAGAACTGTATGTAATAGCTTGGACGCTGCACGATCCGATGGAGCGGCGTTTAGCGATGCTGGACTGGTTGGATAAAAATGTATGCAGTACCCAAAACTACGCCGATATTTGGAATTCATTGGGGGAGTGGTCGGGCGCATCAGACAACGCTTTGCTTCGAGCAAAGGTGATACAGGGATACGAGAAAGCGTTAAAGAGGGAAAACAAATGAACGAAAACATCAAAGCTAGGTTGACGTTTGCAGTGACCTTGATGGTCAGCGCCACCCTTTGTATCTCTGTACTGGGCATGGTTGGCGCATTCCTAATGGGATTGTGGTCAAAGGAAGTAGACAACAGCGAAATCTTCAAGTTGCTGTCTCCTGCGTTTCAAACCATCATTGGTGGATTCATTGGCTTGTTGGCTGGTGTGAAGTTGTCCCACGACGAGGACGAACCCCCTTGCAAGAAAAAGGATTGATATGCTTGAACTATTAGGCGGCGGTATCTTTGGCTCCCTGCTTGGGGGCATTTTTCGTTTGGCACCCGAGGTTCTGAAGTGGATGGACAAGAAGAACGAGCGTACCCATGAACTGGCTATGTTTCAGCAGCAGTGCCAATTGGAGACCCTGCGCGGTCAACAGAAGCTGGCTGAGATCGGTGCTCAACGCGAGGCTGCGGTGGATGTTGGGGTCATGGACGCCTTTAATGCGGCCATTGCGCAGCAAACAGAAATGGTCAAAGTGGCCGGTGGTTGGGTTGCCAGCCTTTCCGCATCGGTACGCCCTGTGGCAACCTACTGGATTTTGCTGCTGTGGAGCTTTGCCCATATCTGGTTTGCATATACCGCTTGGGCGGCTGGGGCTCCCCCAGAGGCTGTGTTCAAGCTCATCATGTCGGCTGACTTTGCCGCGCTGGTATCAGGCACGTTAAATTACTGGTTCCTCGACAGAACCTTGGCCAAGCGTGGTCTATGAACCTCGACATTGCCGCAGCACTGTGTAAGCAGTTTGAGGGCTTTAGGGGTAAACCCTATCTATGTCCTGCGGGCATTCCCACGATTGGTTACGGCTCAACCTATTATTCTGATGGGCGCAAGGTCACGTTACAAGACCCACCAATCTCAGAGCCAGAGGCAACTCAATTATTACTGCACGAGTTGCACCACACATTTTTACCCGGCGTACTTCGCCAATGCCCAATACTGCTGACTGATGAAAAAAAGTGCAACGCAGCCGTGGATTTTGCCTACAATTTGGGGGTAGGCCGTTTGCAGACAAGCACTCTAAAGCGTAAAATCAATGCGCAAGACTGGGACGGCGCCAAAGAACAACTGATGCTCTGGAATAAAGGCAACGGACGAGTTCTGCCGGGCCTCACAAAACGTCGCTTGGCCGAAGCAGCTTTGTTAAATTAGGGACAACTATGACCACGCCATCCTACGTTCTAACTTACGATAGCCTTACATCTACTGTGCTTCAGTACCTAGAGCGTAGCGATCCCGCTGTTATTGAATTCATCCCTACGGCCATCACCATGGCTGAATTTGAGATCGCTCAGGACATCAAGACCCTTGGCCAGATGGAGGTGGTCACCAGCACCATGAACGCAGGCAACGGGGTTATTGCCAAGCCTGCCCGCTGGCGCAAGACGGTCTCGATGACCATTTCTACCGCAACTGGCCAAAAGCAGCCAATCTACCTGCGCAAACTGGAATACTTAAACAGCTACTGGCCAGACGTTACCGCTACTGGTGTGCCCGCATACTACGCGGACTACGATTACGACCATTGGTTTGTAGCCCCAACCCCGAGCAGTGCATTTGCCTTTGAAGCACTTTGCTATACCCGCTTGGAGCCCCTGTCCTCGTCAAACCAAACCAACTGGCTTACCCAAAATGCGCCAAATGCGATGCTGTACGGCACGCTCAAACAGACTGCGCCATTTATCAAAGACGATGCCCGTCTGGCGCTTTGGTCTGGCCTGTTTGATGGTGCCATGGCCGCCCTCAAGACTGAGGACCAACTACGCATTGGTGACCGCCAAGCAATTGCACAGGACTCCTAATCATGACCACCTATGTCAATCCATTTACCGGCCAGACCATCTCGCCGTCGTCTGTCAGCTATGAGTCTCTTTCGATTACTGCTGATACCGAGTTGCAATGGCCAATCAATGGCAACAACAGCACCCCGGCAAGCAGCATCATTGACGTCACCGCGACCACAAATGCTTCTGCTCCAACGACTGGTTGGTTGTTAAAACTACCGCCTGCAACTCAAGTATCCACTGGCCAGTCAATATTGGTGCGCAATATTGGGACCCCGTTATTCACGGTCACCGACAACTCTGGCAACACAATTGCGACGATCACGTCTGGTATTGCACAGTTTATTTTCCTGACTGACAACACGTCTGTAAACGGAACATGGGCATCTGTTGTCTTTGGTGCTGGCACATCGTCTGCAAACGCAGGCGCCTTGGCAGGCTACGGAATAATGGCCATTGGGTCTACGCTTAATCAATCGTACCCCGTTACAAACTACTACTCCAATACCACAATACCCGCCAGCGCTCGTGCGCAGCTTATTGTTTGGTCCAGCGGTGTGGGCACCCTTACGCTGCCTTCTGCCGCCGCTGTTGGCTCCAATTGGTTCTGCATGATCCGCAATGGCGGTACTGGGATACTGACCATCTCTCCTGTAGGCGCAGATACGATTGATGGAAACTCAAACCAGCAGTTGCAGCTTACCGAGTCTTTGGTTATCGTATCCAATGGAGTTAACTGGTTTACGTTCGGTTATGGCCGCTCCAATACCTTTGCATTCACGCAGTTAGCAAAAACAATTGCGGCGGGAACCACTACCCTTAGCTCGGTAGAGGGCGCCAACATAATCCAAGAGTATTACAGCAGCGGCGCTTTGACCGGCAATGCAATAGTAGTCTTGCCGTCAACCGTTCAACTGTATTCGTTGTCAAACTTTACAACTGGCGCCTATACGGTGACATTTAAGACAGCGGCTGTTGGCGGTACAACTCAAGTTGTTAACCAAGGACAGACAGCTTTTGTGGTTTGCGACGGCACAAACGTGTACAGCACCACCAGCAACACCGCTACTTCGGGTACGTTTACTGCAAATGTTGGCTCGGTTTCTGCGCCTTCAATTAACTTTTCTGGAAACCTGAGCACTGGCTTTTACTTGCCTGCGTCCAATACGATTGGCTTTGCAATAAACGGATCGCAAGGTGCAACCCTGTCTTCCACGGGTTTGTATGTCGCTAACGGCATCTCCGGGGGCACGTTTTAATGACCACTAAAAAAGTCATTTCGATGGAGGTACCCGCTGGGATACAGCGGGATGGTACGGTGTTTGATGCGCCGTGCTACGTCGATGGCAAGTGGGTCAGGTTTCAACGCGGTCGTCCCCGCAAGATCGGTGGATACAACGGTATATTTTTGGACGCAACTGGTGTTTCACGTGGAATGGCCATGACGGCTGTTAACGGTCTGAACTACGTGGTCTCTGGCTACAACAACGGTTTGCAGCAGTGGATCACCGATAGCGATGACGGTCTGGGTTCTGGACCGTACAACTACTCGTTTTCTGGGGCAATCGTTACGACCTCAATTACTAATGGCGGATCGCTTTATACCGTCGGCACCTACACCGGGGTAGCTCTGACTGGCGGATCTGGATCTGGAGCGTTGGCCACAATTGTGGTGTCTACGGTCACGGTAAGCGGAGTGTCTGTTAACCAAGTAACTAGCGTCACCATCACAACGGCAGGATCTGCTTACGTGGTCGGAGATGTATTGAGCGCAAGCTCTGCATCTATTGGCGGAACAGGAGCAGGGTTCACCCTGTCAGTGACTGGCAACACGACGTTTTTGGCAGACAACAACAATTTGTGGCAGTTTGATATTGCCTACGATAGCACCGGCAACAACACCAACAACTTGGTGGCTCATCCCGGCCAAAATCTTAAATACATTACCTCAACGACCAACACGCCGGTTTTGTATGGAGAGTTCCCGGGCAACAGCAGCGCCCTAACGCTGTCCAAGGTGGGCGTATTTACGGCCTCTGCCAACACCACCAACGGTAGCCCTACGCTTACCCTGCTGTCGTCCAACGTTCGTGTGGGCGCTGGCCAGACCGTCTCTGGCACTGGAATTCCCTCTGGGACCACGGTCTCTTCGGTTACTGGCACGGAAGTAACAATGTCGCAAAATGCAACCGCGACAACAACCAACCCGCTTTCGAGCGTGTACATGACCAGCACAACGGGCAGCTTTGCCTGCACAGCCACAACTGGGTTGGCCACTGGACAACTGATCAACATCTCTGGGTCCACGTCCCAAACCTCGTTGGGCAGCTTGTATGCCACCAGCACGTCTGGCCTGTTCAGCTACACCAGCGGCACCAACTTGGCCGTTGGTCAGGCCGTTACGATCAATGGCAGCACAACCAATACAACATTGTCCAGTGTGTACGCCACGACCACGGCTGGTGCTTTTTCTTGCACGGCGGCCTCTACAACCCTGAGCGTTGGCCAGCAGGTTACCTTTAGCGGAACAGCATCCGATACAACTTTAGCCAGCGTCTACGCCACAAGCACGGCAGGATTGTTTGCCTGCACGAGCCCGGGCATCGCTTTGCAGGTCGGACAGACCGTCACTATCAGCGGCACCACAACATCTACTGCGCTGACCAACGTCTACTCCACGGGCGCCAGTGGCGTCTTTGTGTGCAGCACCTCGGCCACCCTGTTGCAGGTTGGCCAGACCCTGACGGTCAGCGGCACCTCGAGCACCACGGCCCTGACCGGCGTGGTGATCACCGGGACGGGCGGCACGTTTTCCTGTACAGCTTCTGGTACAACTCTGTATGTCGGACAGCCGGTAGTTATCAGCGGTACCTTCGGTGGAACCGGCTCGATTAGCGGCTACGCCAATCCAACAACTTATTACATTATTGCCACAAACGGCTCGACGACATTTACCCTGTCTGCGACCTTGGGTGGTGGGGCGGTAACAACGGTTGCGGGAACCCCGACTGGGGTGACCTACACCCTGAGCGCGGCCTCGTTGACTGGCTACGCTAACCCAACGACTTATTACATCATTGCAACCGATGGCGTGTCTACTTTCACGCTTTCCACCACCTCGGGCGGCGGCGCAATTACAACGACTGTCGGGGCAACCACAAGCCTAGGATTTACGGCCAACGCTACGGCGATTACAGGGTACGCAAATCCAACTGCTTATTACATCATCGCAACCAACGGAAGCACCACCTTCCAGTTGTCTACAACCTCTGGTGGTAGTGCAATAACGACCACCTTGGGTCCAACCACGGGGCTGGCATTTAACGCCAAGGCTTTGGCCATTGCCGGGTACACCAGCCCAACAACCTATTACATTATTGCGACCAACGGATCGACCACTTTTACTCTGTCTGCCACGGCCAATGGCTCCGCAGTAGTTACCGGCGTAGGCCCGGCAACTGGTATGACCGTTACCTCGCTTGCGACGGTCATCACTGGATACACCAGCCCAAAGATCTACTATGTAATCGCTACCAACGGCACCAGCACCGTACAGTTTTCGGCAAGCTCTGGCGGAGCGGCTATTGCAACAACCATTGGACCGGCCACCGGGCTGTCTTTCCTGCTCAATGCGCCATCGGTGCTTAGCGGCGTGGTCATCACGGGCGTGGCTGGGCAGTTTTCCTGCACAGCTTCACCTGTAACATTAGTGACAGGCCAGCCCGTGGTTATCAGCGGCACATTGGGCGGAACTGGGTCGATTACTGGCTATGTGAACCCCACGACGTATTACATCATTACCACCAACGGGTCCACTACGTTTACGCTGTCTGCGTCCTTGGGCGGAACGGCCATAACGACCACCGCTGGGACCCCGACTGGGCTGACCTACACCCTATCGCCTGCGTCCATACCCGGGTTCACTGGCAGCAACAGCTTTTACATCATTGCCACCAATGGGACCTCTACGTTCCAAATTTCCGCGACCTCGGGCGGATCGGCGCTGACCACGGTTATTGGGACCACGACCAACCTGACGTTCACGGTCTCCAACCCGATCACGGCCACCTTTGACAACAACATCTCCGTCTCTGGCGGATGCGTGGTGATCCACCCATACCTGTTTGTCTATGGGAATAACGGCCTGATCCAGAACTCCAGTGCCGGGG